GGGGTCTATAGATGGTGTGTTTTCGAGCGAGCGGTCGAACTCGATAAGCGGCGTGTCGATGTCGTCTCCAGCCGAGTAGTAGTTCAACGTGTGGGCGGCATTATCGTGATCCTCTGGTGGTTGAGCGTCTCCATCGACTGCAAACGTTTCTGTGTGAGCATCATTATCGTGAGGATTATTTGCTATCGCAACAAACCCCTCATCTTCAATTGCTTGATACCGGACTGAATTTTCCTCTGATGTATCCCATACCACAACACCCCGATTGATGGCGAGATCAACCTCACCATTCCACTCGCCCTCATCATTAGGATCTCCGTCGTTTCTGGAGAACCCGTTTTCAACTAAACGTAACCCATCATCGAGAAGTCGATTATTGCCCACAATAATTTCAGAATTTTCAAGATTGACATCATCTGCATTAACCCACACACCAGACCGATTTGGCTGATTGATTAACAAATTTTCAAGTTTACAAAACCCCCTTTCGATAAACACAGGATACTGCTCATCATCGCCATCACCAACCAACTCCAACCCATCAACAATAACACGATTATCACGATCAGACTCTGAATGAGCATTTACTCGTAAAACTCTCGACCCCCCATCATCAGAATGAAAATTATTCTTCAAAACAGCTGACCCGCAATTAGACGTTACATTAACATGCACCGCACCTTCAGTATCAGTCGCTGTCTTAAATCTGTTGTTCTCAACCAAATGGCCACTACCATTTCTAAGATACACTCCCCTTACACCCGTAAAATCCGTATTTGGATCGTCGAAAATAAACTCTGCATTACGGATTGACGAACCATTCCCACCAATACGAACTCCAGAAATATTGTTATTCTTGAATCTACCACCTTCAACATGAATAGATCCATTAGCTCCATCTGTTTCTGCTGGAGTACTTGCATAAATACCATTATCGGGGAACCCATTTACCACACAATCGATAAACCGAACAGTTCCCGCTGTAGTATCATGAATGAAAAATCCACCCGCTGCTTCACTTAACGTCTCAGTAAACTCCCCACCCTCAGGCATCAACACATCCTTAAACACAAGAGTCTTTTCATCATCGAAGACACGTGCTGAGATGTGATGTGTAGCACCCTGATCTGAAACACCCTTCTGTGACGTGAAACGAATATCTTCAACAACCCCACTACCAAAAATATCTACAAACTTTGCTTGAACTGTATCAGTAGTAAACCCCTCAATCACAAAAGACTCAACCGGATTTGCAGCTGAACCCAGTTTAATCATTTCTTCCCCCTCTTCAATATCTCCCTCTGTAAACAACGCACGTCCAGTAGGACACACCAATCCAAAATTCTCCACCCCTTCAACTTCAGCAGACGTATCAAAACTATACGTACCGGGAGGGAAAATTAACAACGTATCATCATCTGCATTATCAAATATGAACTGGCCAGTATCTCCAGTCCCATCATTTGACAACCCTGCTTCTACCACGTCAATTTTGTTCCACGAATCTACTGAAAGATTTGCAGGACTAATACCATCTCCCTCATGTGTACGGGACGAAGTCTCATCATGATTAACATCGGCTGACTCTTGGATAGAAGACACATCCTCATTGTCGGCCTTATTATCCTCAAGACTCTCCAACTCAACACTCACATCCTGAATAACCTTCGCCGTAGGAGCTAACTGAATCTCAGACGTATTAGGGTGAGCTGCCGCACTCGTACCCTCAACACCCCTCTCAACCACCAACTGACTGGCATCAATACCAGTAACCCGGACAATTTCTACATTGGGGTCTTCATTAGGGCGGGGAAATTCTCCCACATCCCAAACCACACAGTTATACTCTCCATCAACAGGATCAGGGAACACCGAGATATCCGCCACCAAAATAGTAGTCTGCTCATCATCTACAGATTCATCTACCTCATCTCGAACAAAGTTGGCTACCTGATCAAGAACCATAAACTAACCCCCGTTACTCAACGTTACCAAATCTGTATAACGTAGTACCAGCAGCGAGAGTAACATCCTCTCCAGTAAGTTCAGGATTATTAGGCTCATCACCCGAGATAAAGAGATCGCCATTCTCATTGTTCTGAATGACAACATCGTCGACCTCACCAATATCAAGTGGGCCAAATTCAAGATCGTTATTATTCTCCAACGTAGCCTCTCCATCAAAGCCTTCGGGTATGGTGATTGTGAAATCAACCTCATCAACCGAAATCTCGGCATCCGACTTTGCTTCAATATCAGCTGCTTCATCTCCATACAAAGATTGATCGCCCCCACCGAACAAGTGAACCGTTGCCCACCCTCGATGATGTTTTGAATAGCCGCCTCAGCTGCTGCTCCTCCAAATCCAGTAGTATCTGTCATACGTTACCCCAACATACAAAGGCAATCACTAAAACTATTTGGGCTATTGTCCCACTTTTTCACGAACATGGGAAAACAACTCCTCCTCAGAAGCATCGACCGGAAGTTTATGCAACTCTAAAGTCGCCCCATGCTCAGCGAACCTCTCCGTAATATCTTTCATAGATGTTTCATTCTGTACAGCTAATGTTTTAACACTCGTCTTGCGATCCTTAGCGATATACACCGGATGTGTATCCTCGTTTGTAACCATACATACGTTTACTACCCCACAGTACAAAACTTTTAGGAATATAACCTACTATATCACTAAACTACTAAAGAACCGTGACAATCAATTTTTCCACCCATACAACCAAACACACCCACAACAAAAACAAACCCCTGTCAGGGGAACGTCACCAATCCTCAGGGATACTACAGTAAGGTTAGTTCACCATACCATACGCGATTTCCGAACGAGGTGTCGAATCAGACTTTTTGACCACACGCTTCGGCACATTATGACCACACGCATCGCAGTCGACCAAAACCTCATCGTACTTCTCAGTCTCATCTTTCGTCCAGTAAACCAGTTCCTCTTCACCACAGGACGGACAACACACATCGGACATGCAAGTTACGAACATTTGTTTCTCCTCCGTATAACAGTACGGGACTACACACCATAAGACTATATAAGCCGACAAATTTTACCGTTACTTCCGGCTCCCCTTATCAATTAGATCGTAGAACTTCTCCTCAAGTTTGGATGCCTTATCACCACGCCGCGCACTCGTAATAGTAGAACTATGTGGATCACGAATACCCCTGCAAGACATACATTGATGGTCAGCCTCGATCATAACAAACGTCGCAACCGGATCAAGATTATCATGAACAGCAGTAGCAACCTGATTAGTAAGCCTCTCTTGGACTTGTGGGCGACGAGCAAACTCTTCAGTCACCCTCGCAAGCTTTGACAACCCGACCACCTCATTTCGAGGAATATACCCCACATGAGCAACACCAGTAAACGGCAACCAATGATGTGCGCAACACGACTGAACCTGAATATCTCGAACAATCACAAACCCTGAATCTCCACGATACGACTCAACATCCGAAAAGGTTGTTTCCAAATGCCGCTCAGGATTCTTCTTCAACCCCGAGAATAAATCATCCCGAAAAGCCTCAGTAACCCTACGAGGCGTATCTTCTAAATGTTCGCTCGACTCTGGTGGCAACCCAATAGCATCCATGAACTCACCAAAGTGATACTTCGCCAAATCATCCCGTACATCCGAATCACTACCGATATATTCTTCATCCATGATTTCAAACTCCCGTCGCAACTTCTCTGCTCATGTAAGGATTGTCATCAAACTCTTTTACCGAATGACAACTCTTACANAGAGACTCCAAATTGCTACTACGGTTAGCCTCTCTTCTCGCTTCTTCAACCGAACTACACTCAGCTACAAACTGAGCCCTCGGAATAATATGATGAATGTCAAGTCGTTGATTGTAAAGAGACAAATGATCTTCTTGACTCACACCACACATTAGACATTGATTATTATCCCTCCGATATATTTCAACCCTTACATCATTGGGTATTGGGATCTGCTCCCTACATTTACTCAGCTCAGGTTCTAACTTATTTCTCTTGCCGATCTCCTTAGACCTACATGAGAAAGAGCAATATGTTCGCTTATCAACTTCAGACGGTCTAACCTCAAAATCATTCTCGCAATGAGGACACTCTACTGAAACCCTACCAACCCACCTCGGATTACTTTTCTTTACAAAGTTGCCAATAGACTTTCTATTTTCAGTAGTACATTCCGCCGAACAAAACCTTCTACTTTTTGAAGGCGTATGTTCAAATACATCTCCACAATAATCGCAGACATCCACCCTTTCAAACCAGTAGTCAGAAAGAGTATCACAATCAGAACGATCAACCGCAGAGCAAATATATGAACAACACCTTGGCGAACTTCGACCATCTCTATTATACGATCTATCTCCACAGACAACACAATCGTAATAATTATCTGAGAGACTACCCGGATGATCTAAGCTTCTTCCGTAGTGAACCTTCAACCCATGCTCAGACCCCTGATACCCACAANCATCTAACGGACAAGTTTCACTCATNGNGCTCGTCAATTAAATCGTTGATAATATCATCATAAGTATCTCCCTTTACCCCACACCTCTTTAACCTCTCCCTTGTATCCTCGAAAATTGAAATGGTCGTGTTACCCATACAGACTATAGTAACGAATAACTACCTATAAGTCTTATGTTATACAGACACCGCTCTATTCCAAGCGTCTATATGTAAGCGAGGACTAAACCGGAACTTCGTCTCCTTACACAACTCAGCAACAATAGGATACGTCACCCGTAACTGTTCCTGTGACTGCCCCGCAGGCATCAAGTACACATTACTCTTAGTGATATTATACTCATCAACCAAAGAATGAATCTCCTCAAGATCATCCTCCGAGGACACCACAAACTTGAAATTAGCCTTGTGACGACCCGCTGCATAAAACTCTAACGCTGACGGATTAAGCCTCTCCTCTTCCGAATGGCCCGAATTCGACAACTTCACGCTGACATTATACGCATTGACACACCGATCAAACTCCCAAGATGGTTTGATTGTACCATTAGTCTCAACCTCAACATACCCAACCTGACGGTTATACCGATCACGAAACGCATCCATGAACTCGACAAACTGACTCTGCCGATTCTCAAGAGTAGGCTCCCCACCAGTAAGGATTAAATGCGCCTCTCGATCTGCCAACATCTGACCCCACCCACGAACATTAAACTCATCAACCAACTCATCGGGAAGATAGACAGACTCAGGCTCCCTCCACACATCAATAGTATCACAAATCCAACTCGCCCCCTCCACCGGACTATCATTCGCCGGATCAATATCACCAAGATCACGACCAACCGCTCCACACCGAAGATTACACCCAGTCAATCGAAGGAAAACTGCAGGGACACCAGCATGTTGACCTTCTCCTTGTATGCTAAAGAAAACTTCAGAAACTGGAATCTGACTCATTTCAATACCTCCAGAACCTTCTCTTTCTTACGGAATGGTACTCTGAAATCTACTCCATCTATATCAGCTCCAATTACAACCGTCGTTTTTTCAGGATGTTGCTCTCCAAGCATTGCTATTTTGTTACCGTTATCAGAAGCTCTACCCTTTACTTCAATTACAATATTCCCAACCACAAAGTCAGGAACATAACGAGTTTCTCCCAAATCATACTTCATTGGTTCATACTCGTAATTGATACCCTCACCAACCAACATCAATGCAACAGACTCTTCCCAACCACTTCGCGTATCGTGATCTAAAAGATCATGTGTTCGAAACCCCTTCTTGGCAGGGATGTAATAACAATTACCTTTTTTCCAATCCGAGGCACAACTTTTTGAGCAAAAGTGGTTGCTATACTTTTCGATTTGACTATTCCACCTAATAACGACTTCTCCACACTCCTCACACTCTATTTCAGATGAACCATACCTATTTCCCGTTAGTGAATTACTCCTTGCCTTGTCACTGCACTCTGGTGAACAACACTCATTCACGAGGCTGGGAAACACTTTAAATGCTTCTCCACAAACTTTACACTCCCTCTCTTCTTTATCAGACCACACGTCTTCTTCATCTGGATGAATTCTACCAGCGTGGACTTTTACACCCTGCTCAGTTGCGAACTCTTTTGAACATACAGGACATTCTGACATTACATATGTTTTATACCCTTGAGTATTAATGTCTGTTGACGCTGACCCCTGTATACTAAAGAACATCTCAGAGACAGGAATCTGAGTCATTGTGAATACCCCTCAACATATACCGAGCAAAGATCACGAAACATCTCTAAATCAGGAGTGTCGGGGATATAATAATCGCCCGAATCCGAAACCACCCGAACACATTCAACCCCACACAACTCACGCTTCTCAGCCCATTGTACAACCCGACCACTCTGTGAGAAAATATCAAAAGCTATCTGCACCTTTGACTCGCCAACCTTACTCATCATGGATTACCTCGCACTCAACATCAATTGAATCCTCGCCCCACACAAACTCATACCGACGAACAAACGGCTCATCGCAATCCACACACTCAGTATCCTCGTGAAATACCCCATCAGACTCATTAGGTAAATGAACGTAAAACTTAGCCCCACACGTTGGACACTTGCACATATGAATATTCACACCAGTACGACCAACACTCATAGTACCAACTCCGACCCCTCTGGAGTATCAACCCACCGAAGATCAACACCCTCAGACTCTTCAACGATATCAACAACCTTAGCAATACCAACCGAGTAGATCTCAACCTCACCCACCTGTCGACCGATTAGATCAGCTTTAAAATAATCTACGACACATACCCCTGACGGTGACACAAACCCCACACCAACAACCTGAGCACGCTCCTCGCCATTTGAGACATAATCAAGGACGAACCGAGCAAACATTTTAGACCGACCTCACACTACTTGCCGCAACCGAATACTTATCAGTCTCAAACACTTTGACTGACGACCACAAAACACCATTCAGTTTGATAATTTCATCGGCGACATACTGAGCGACCACCTCACACGTAGGATCACCCTCGAAAACATACACCGAACCATACACCTCAGACTTAAACAGGATAGGAAACTCAGCATCATCCTGAACCCCACCCCACGTTGGATCAATCTCCAACATCTCATCATTGACAGACAACACCAACACATGATCTAACTGATCAATGACTGACGAAATATCCTTGAGATCAAGTGGCATATTAGACGAATCATCCTCGTCCATACTAACACGAACCTCAACCTCAAACCGAATATTATGCCCATGAACATTACCACACACCCCATCGTACTCGGAAAGACGATGGCCCGTAGCAGTAGACCTTTCAACCGTTAACGTTCGAAGCCCGGATCCATACCCTTCTCCAACACTTTCCCCAACATTCAACTTTTCGTATTGTTCGTCTGCCATACCAAACATTACTAACTCCGAGACTATAAAGTTTTAGGTATTCTTCTACCACTCCATAAACGATTTAACCTCACTCTCCTGATTAGACCGTTTCTCAGCCAACTCAACATCGCCACCCTCACGATAATCCTCATACTCAGACGGAGATACACCCAAACACTTCATCTCGTCATCCTCCAAATTATGTTCGAGGACTATTTCCAACTTGCGATCTTTAGTAGCATCCTTCAAAATGGGAAGATACATAGATTCAAACGTCTGAAAATCTACCCCCATATAGAACACACTCTTATCTCCACCACTCAACTTCTCATACAACCTCCCCTCAACCCCACGACCCCACCCACGCTTCATTTTCTCAGGACGCTCCTTATCAATATACCCATCCCACGCATCACTCAAACGCAGATTCGGAACCTGATCTTGGAGACTACCAGCATACTTCCACCAACTATAATCAGACCCATTGACCCGACCCAACCACTTATCAGAGCGAGACAGACAATCCCACGCCATCATTGCCTCAGTTAACCTCCACCTATCGCGGATGTTTTGATCTATCCATAGAAGGACGTCAGCGGGTGTCTCAGAGAAGTTAGCCTCCTTCCCTTTGATTACCTTATCGACCTCGTCAAAAACACTTGTCTCGTACTGTCTCGAGTCCTCAGTAAGATCCTCACCCTGTGCTATAGACTGTAAATCAGCAATCGCATCTCGTAACGACTCTCGCTGTGCCAACCGGGTGAGTGTACTGGCACCAATATCTAAATCTTCTTCTGCAATAATCTTTTTGAGCTTCGCCTTAATCGACCGTGTACCCAACCGGAACTTATACACCTCACACCGCTTCTTAATACCATTCGGCACCTCCCACTCCTCATTAGCAATGAACACCACCGGATTAGGTGAGTCTTCCAAAAGCTTATACAATAACGAAAAATTAGTCCGGCCAGACATACTATCGGACTCGTCAAACATAACCAACTGTTTCTCAAACCCAAAGGGAGTAGTAAAAGCCTCTCGAACAAACTCATTAACCTCAGCAGTCCTACGAGCATCAGACGCATTAATCTCCAACAACGGCAACCCCAAATCATTAGCAATAGACTGAATACATGAAGACTTGCCCACACCCGGTGGGCCAACCAACAACCGAGGCTTATCACCCTTTGTATAATTCTGCGCCCACCTCTTGATTTCCTTACTGGCTTTATTATTACCCTGCAGGGCATTAGCACCACTACCATTTGTTGTCGTTGGACGGTACTTCTCAGTCCACGCCTGATCTTCACCCATCAACCTCACCCCGGAACCAACAATCCATACATAAACAATAACCCAAACCTACATAAAACTTTATACAATCACTCTTTCAACCGCTTGTCATACCGGATAACTCGAATCGTAGAATTATACGAACACCCGGCATCATGATTGTTAGACACCGAAGCAGCAGTACCAAACAAAGACTGCCCACCAGTAGCCTCGGTCACGATCTTACGATACCCACACGGACATAGAATCCCCGGGACTATTTCACTCATTGAACCAAATCTCCCGACTACCAACCCATTCAACCTCAGACGACTTGAACGTCTCCCTACAACTCATACACACAAACCGATCCAACGGATTACCCACTTGGCGACGCTTGATATTTGCAAGGACATTAGGTGCTCGCTTCTTAAGATCACATCCACAGACAGGACACAAATAATCATCAATCATACTTACTCGGCAGGATCTTCAATCCCCACCCCAGCAAACCCTTCAGCTCGATCAATACAACTTGTACACTCTCCACAATGACCTACCCCCGGCTCGCAACACGAACACGAACGTTCCCAATCAACCCCAAACCTCTCACCCAACTCAATCACTCCACGATTATCAAGACCACTAAGCGGGTTTACAATAGTCATATTATGAGACGTAAGAGAACCTTCTCGAATTAACTGCTCACCATACTCTAAGACAATGTCAGATTCATCTACATCATCAAGAGGCTCATCTCCATTAAACCCGAAATACAGATAGGAAGCATCAAGTCTATCAGCTATAACAGCAAGTTTTGCTATCATCCCCACCGACCTCATAGGAACATATTGAAGGCCACCATCTTCTGAATGTGAATGATTGAACATCTCAGCAAACTCATCCTGTCTATCGACCTCCTCATTGACTAACGTGCCAAAAAAGAAATCACTCATATCTATAAACTCGAGAGGGAGTACAACACAATCGGAATCTGAATGATCTACATCATACACATACCGAACTGCAAATTGAGTATTACGAGTCTGATTCTCCTGTCCGAAATTGAAATACACCGGGACTATCTCATTATGGTGGGCTTTTGCTACCTCAAACACAGTTACACTATCCTTACCACCCGTTGTTAGTACAACCGCACGTCCACCATTAGGAATTTCATCAACCTCTCTTATCATAGTAGAATATTACCACCCTTGAGTATAAATCTTTATAATGATCGAAGCGGACTAAACAACTGTGTTACTTTCATATTCGGATTACGATTAGCCTCCAAGAGAACAATCTTATCATCAAAAGGAATTACATCCCAACCAATAACCCGTGCTGTAGGAAAGTATTCAAATAACAATTCAACCTCATCTATTGCCTTCTGAAAGTTTGGAACCTCAACCCCTTTGATACTTTCCCCCGTATTTGGATGGTAGCTTGTTTCTATAATATTACCATCTCGATCTCTAACAAGTACCTGATTGATTTTTCCTGACTGTAAATCTACACCAGCAGCTATACCTCCAGACGACCAATTATCCACAGGATACGAATCTATAGTAGGGATTCTCACCATTGCTCCCGTAACCTCACCATCCAACATAAACAATCGAAGTGTACCCAACCCATCCCTGTATGTAGGCATCCACTCAGGTGGTTCAATTTTTTCCATGAATAAAATATCATCTCCAAATAAATCAGACCCCAAATCTAACGAACTACGAATCACCCGAACACCCACCCCACACTTACCACCTTGTGGTTTTGCTATCACATCAGATGACTGTAAAACCTCATCAAGCTGATCTACACCATACACTTCGGGGATTTGAAACTCGGTATTAGTTGTCTCAAGCGTTGAGAAAAACAACCGTTTATCATCTAACTTCTCAGCATCTGTTGGACTAATCTCAAATGCCATACGTTCCTTCTCCAAAAGAGAGAGATAATCATCTATAACATAATCATCCAAATTATAGTTCTGAACATCTCTTGGGACATACCCATTCCATATGAGGGAAATCTGGCGCCTCCGAGACATATCATCGGGAGTCTTTTCTATTGACCGGAGAATCAAATACACTATAGACGGAACATATCCATACGATTTAAGCGAATCGAGAATCTTAGTTACGATATTCATAATACTCTACGCCTTACTTATTACGATACAGTTCTCGCTCAAGAACAACCATCACATCGTAGACTTGAGGACTGATAAAATCAGCATGATACTGATACCACGGAGATAGATCTTCAGGATTCATTTGTGGATCNCGTATCCAAATCCCAACAGGATAATCCCGCTCATACGCCCACATAACCTCCATCGGTGTTCCAATAGACTGTACATTAGAATACCCAACCAACACCGCATCACACATTTCCAACATCTCCTTATCGCCCTCAACAATCTCATTGACCCCAACCGTATCAGAATTAGACTCCTCGGAATCTCCACCAACCACACTCAACCCCTCAACCGGGACATTATACTTATCCAAAGGATTGACAAACTCAACCCCATCAGAGTAGACTTCGATCACATCATCGCGCCATACAGCCCCACCATCAACATCATTACGAACTGGCCCCGCCAAATACACAAGCGGCTTGCTCATGACTGATACCCCACATAGAAAATCCAATCACCATACACCTCAGAAAACTGCTCGAACTCTCTCTTCCTACGAGAGAACGTGTCAGCGAGTTCCTGATCAGTTTCATACGACTCGAATGGGTTAACCCCAAAGTGATCTTCAAGTACAATGTCGAGGTCGTCAGGACTGTCTAACGTATACCCTGCAGCAGTCGCCCGACGAAGACAATCTTCACACTCTCCACACCCCCGACTCGAATCCCCATAATGACACGTCTTAGTTTCAGACAACACACTCTCAACAGTTTTATTCGTATTCTCAACAGTCTTCCTAAGGATCTCACCCTTCGTAAAACTACACAACGGAAACTCTACCCGATACTCAGCATGATCCTGTGGCATTGTATCAAGCTCATACCCAAACGCATTGAAGTGATTCAACAACCCACTCGCGAGATTAGCAGCGATCTCATCGCCATCACGAACATTAAATCGATCGCCATACGTACCACCCAAATGAATTACATTCCCAAAATTACTGGCCAAAAACGCGAAGATTATATTCCGTAAGGGAATAGTCTTGTTCTCCATCTCCACCGAGGACAACCCCTCTAAGTTAATTACGTGAAGATTATCCGAGTCAATATGATCGGTCACCATTTGAAACTCATGACGGTTCTCATCAGTTCCAACATCGAAAAACACGTACTCATCATAATCGAACAACCGATCGAGACAGTAACTATCCATCCCACCACTATAACACAAAACCCTGCATTCCTCCATACAATACCCAAATAACCGATACACTATAAACTTTTACATACGAACTAAACCCTCGCATGAATATTACCAAACCCATCGGAGAAAAACTCGTGATTACAAACTGAGCAATTATACTCGACCGTATGAATTTCATCAGCATGATCGGACGCAATCGAACCACACGCAGGACAGATAACACTCATTTGTTTCCATATAGACAAACGTGAGCTACCCTATTAAAAGAATGTCTATCGGGGAATATTACCTCATCAAAAGACTGGTGTGTAAACCAGCCTTGGGAATGAATCCAACAACTTTTTTGAACGACAGTAGACGACATCGACGATCTCCAAATCGTCGACAGCTTTCGGGTCAGATTAACCACAAACTGACTCAAGTCCAAGTTCCCTTGGACACTACCACCTACACACCACCAATACATAAAACTTTATTCTCATAGTTCAAACTACCTAAATCGAGGAACTATGGGAGAGAGCATCTTACCGGGGAAGGGTTAATAGTTCAGGACTCCCATAGATCCCAACTATCAGCAAACCTTTCTTGACTGCATCATCGCTTTGAGCGACAATTCAAGTGTCCATACCAATACGGACACCTACCCCTACAACCCACAAGTAAATAAAACTTTAGACCTACAGGTTATCGAACGGGTCTGAAGTTTCAGCACTCTCGTTAAAGATAATATCCGAATCAGCCCCACTCCCACCCGAGAGAATAGACTGCTCCTTCATCCCAGTCTTCAATTCAGTCCACGTGAAATCAAGCGAATCAATAATCGCCTGTAACGGGCTACGAATACTCTTATCTAAATGTTTACTAACATTGATCGTGAACCCCGGCGGTAACTTTTCATCCTGCCAATGAACAGCGATCACATCAGTATTTGGGAGATTAGGTGGCGTCTCATCAACATACACCAACCACGGATCATCACCCGACTGCCAATCATACCCCAAATACTCATTAGAATACAACGTCGCCCTCTTAACCGGCATGTTAGGATAATCCTCAGGAGCCTTATTGAGTGTAGACGGGAACCCCACATACTCAAGGCTAAACGTGAGAGACTCCAACCCATTAACCTTCTCCTGAATAAACGCAGTTAACTCATCGTACCCCTGCCCCTCAAGAATCCGCTCAATAAACTCCTGTTGGACATCTTGCGTAATACCCGCGCTATCAGACTTAACCGTCTCGAACCCGGAAACATCAGTCTCATCAACATACTTCCCCTCCTTCCATACGATGTTACCCGCATACCTTTTCTTGGCCCCCGTCTGCAAGAACCTTCGATACAACTTCTCGGCCTCGTACACCCACAAGTGGCGATCAGTACCGTGCAAAGTATCGAGGAAATACGGATGCTTTTCAGGAACCCCAATCTGATCAGCCACCGTAACCAACTGATTATTGATCGACCCTTCAAGGTCAACCATATAGTCAACATACTCCTCGACATCCAACCCATTCTCCACATTAGGATTATCGAGGAGAGAAACCATCAGCGAGTCAGTATCACCATACTTCACATTATACCCCTCGCCCTCAATAACCTGAATCCCCACCCACGACACAAACCTCGACACCGACGTAATGGCTGCTCCCAACCCATCAGCGCTAAGACGGAAGTACGGATGATCGCTCACCCCAAACATACTGTTCATAACCACCTTGATTGCACGCTGTTGCATATCGAACATCTCATACTCTTGTGAATCCTTCGGTTGACTATTACGTGCCGACTTCATCTCCTCACGATTCTCGAACAACAAAGACAGATACTTCGGCATGATACCCTGCTTATCCAACGTGAACCCCACACACGCACCCTCACCCAACGACCACCCAATATCAGAACTACGGATTTTATCACCCGGAACATCCTCATAGTTAAGCGGCATATTGGGCACAATTATATCAGCCTCATCCATATCATACGTCATCGTCTCCTTACTGATATTGCACGTAATCATCGAGGACGGATACAACGACTTCAAATCCAGTACCCCAACCCACTCTGCAACCCCATTAGACGGCGGCATAACAAACCCACCCGAGATAGTATCCAACTCCTTCTCCTCTTCAGTATCGGGGAGAATCTCATCATCCTTACGATGCTTGAACAAGAACCCCTCGCACTCCTTCATTGTAGACCCAACATCATACGGGGGAATACCACACACCTCAGCGATCATATACCAAAAGTTGATCACCCCAAACCGATCATCAATCTCCACACACAGTTGCGTATCAACAATATTGTACGCCATAAACTTCGTCCGATTCGCATCCCACGAATTATCGCCACCCTCAATCTTACCAACCCCCAGCTTCACCTTAGAGACATAATCCAACGACTTCGACTTCATCTTCCCATACACCAACTTTCCACAATACGCATCCATAAGATCAATAGCAGGAACCCCTTTGATATACGTCTCAGTCTTGTACCCACCAACCGAATTAATCGGGGACATATTGTTGACACCATACCCCAACACATCCTCAATCCTACTGACTAAGTACTCATGATCAAAATTCGTATAATTCCACCCCGTCATAAAGTCAGCCTCGGATATGGAAACATAATCGACAAACGACTTCAGGAGATTCGCCTCATTTCCAAACCGTTTGAAGTTAATATCGATATCAGTAACCCGATCATAATCTTCGTGTCCCTCCCAATTCTCTTCGATGTACCCACGAATCTCACCCGGATTAACCGTGAGATCAGGATCATAACAGAACAACGTATACACATCATCATAACTATCATAGGACGTGATAGCAGTAACCGGCTCAGGAGCCTCCTCAGCAAACTCAGGATAAAAACTATCCGGGGGAATAACCTCAATGTCAATATACAACCCGCGAGGCTCAATAGGATCAACACTCTTAGGAGACATTGACTCGATTTGATCCACCGTAATATAATCAGACTTCGGAGTACGGACATACCCCGCAAGACCATAATCAGCAGAACACCTGCGCTCAAATACTAAATCAGACTCATAACACACATCAAAACAGTTTCGAACCTCCCGAACATCCTTCGGAAGATTACACACAATCTGCACCAACTCAACCCCATCATACGACTCATACCCACGATTCCACGAAAACACATTACCCTTGAGATTATTCAGCTCCAAATACTCCGGTGAGAAATCTCGCTCGGGAACAAACAAATACGGAAGCGTATCTCCAACCCGCTTATGAACCCGCTCCCCATCCTCATCCCGACCAAACACGTGCGTAACCAACTCGCCATCTTCAGTATACAACACATCAGTAACCCGCCAAACGTGTTCAGCTCCCATGAACAACCTCAGTTAGATCTTCTTTAGTTGCCGTCTCCCCAACCCGAATATCTTCAATGCCCCTCACTACACCCTTGGGAACTAACCGTACCATACCAACAAAACGGAACCCACCAGTTTATATTTTTTGATTAGAGTTCCAAAAGATTCAGATCTGACCCCACCGAACATCTCCAGCTCCAACCGGAGAACCACCCTCACCAGCCGGACAATACCCCTCATACCCACACCAAAAACAGTTGCTATCAGACGGCTGTGGTGGGAACTCTCCCTTCTCCTTACCCTCAACAACATCGCGAGCTGCATCCAACATGATATTCCAATTCTCATCAGTTGGCTCGATAACCCGCTCGATCTCCTTCTGAAGATAGACAAACCGAATAGCCTCAGGTGGCTTACCAAATTCATGCATATATCCCATTGCATAAATCATCCCCTGAATGATCTCGCTCTCCTCGTAGACATTTTTACCCGTTTTCCAATCCCACACCTCAGTAGGAGTAGCAACATCCATAAGACCCCGGAAGCTATGACTAATATCATCACGAGCAAGCGCATACTTGAAATCCTGCTCGATACCCCGGAAAGTCTCCAACCCCTGCATAGCAGTATACCGAGCCGCAACCTCCAAACACGACAACCCCGTATTGAAATGCTTAGTTTCAATATCAGGATTGATAGCTCGATACTCTCCCACCATCAACTCCTTCAACTGGTTAGGAGTCTCAGATAGCTTACCAATACTGTTCTCCATTAACACCCGCTCGATAGCCTCATGAACCGCCGACCCCAACTCAGCATACTCACTCGACCCTTTAGTAGCATCCCGAGAATCAATATACCTGAGCTTAAACGACATGGGGCACTTATTGTACTTCTTCACCCCACTTGCACTCAGAGGATACTGATCAGGATCAGGTTCCATGAAAGGCTCATTATGCCAGTCGCGCTCTTCTACCATTACCTGTCACCCCTTTGACCCCGAACACGACCCAACACACCTACTCCACGAAAGGATTGATGTCTGCCAAACGTCACCAACTGTGCAACCATCTATGCATCCTCGTACCCACTAAGGGACAAGTGACGGGCGACCCTCGCCTTAGCCAAAAACGCATTGAACTGAACATTCGGATTAGCACCATTGAGAATCCGCCACTCGCACTCTCCAACCGAATCAATAAGCTTCATCCGAACATCCTCGGGGACATCAATATCTTTGACGACCACCAATAACATATTGCAAAGGGACTGCGCATCAATACCCCGAGCAATAATGGCGTCCAATTCTGACATACAGTCATGATCTCCGATTAACGCCTTGTCAACAATCTGGTGAACCTCATCATATTCAGGGAACGCCGAGAGTGCATCAAGATTGACATCCTGAACAATCCCATTCTGAACCGACGTTTGTAACGTATGGATAGCAGTTCGCGCATCACCATCGGCAATACGAGCAATACGCTCCAACTGGTCATCCTTATAATCAAGCGCCTCAGTATTGGCGATATCCTTGAGAAGATCGAACATCTCAGCCTCACTCAGGGGAGACAAATAATACACCGAACACCGGGACTGTAGCGGATCGATCAGCTTGTTAGGATAGTTGCACGAAAGAATAAACCGCGTTCGATCATGATAATCCTCCATGACACGACGCAAAGCAGGTTGTGCATCACGAGTCATATTGTCAACCTCGTCAAGAAACACAATCTTGAACTGGTGATTTGAAACCGTAGAAAGCTTCGCAAACCCTTTGATCTCATTACGAACCGTATCAATACCACGCGCATCACTCGCATTCAACTGTAAGAAGTGATTTTGCCAATCATCGCCATACTTATCTTTGACGAATGCAAGAGTAGCAGCAGTCTTACCAATCCCCTGTTTACCCGCCAAGAGTAGATTCGGCATTGAATCATCAGTAACATAATCCTTCATCCGATTGATAACCGCTTCGTTGCCCCGAATATCATCAAGCGTTTCTGGACGGAATTTCTCCACCCAAATTTCGTTGGCAGCTGTAGTTGACATCTGTACCTAACCAAAAGAGATTGTACTGTATAAACTTTTAGGTATAGGATAGCAAAAAATAATTATCCCACCAGTAACTAAAACTCTGACTCGCCACCCCGAAACCCAAACTGCTCACACTTCTCAACCCGACTACCCTCATCAAAAACACACAGTCCACTCGCCTGAATCTTCGCACAACTCATAGGAACATACCCCTTCCGCTTAATCTGCCTCAAATGTTTACGGGACACCTGCTCATCAAAATCCCGCCACCCCAACTGCTTGAACACCGTAAGAACCTCCTCAACAGACATACCCACATTAAACATCAACACCGCACAATTCAACCGAACACTATGTGCAGGATTTCTCGTTTGAATCCTCTCAAACATGCACGGTAATTGCAGCACATCTTGTAACCACGCCTCCATCTTCTCACTAACCTCGCCAAACTCACCCGTCGCCTTTTGCTCAACCTCAACCATCTCAACCGCCCCACCCCCATCATAATCAGGGACAGACAAGAATGGTGGGCGACTCTCACCCGGTATGGGAATAATTCGGGGAGATACCGAAAAGTCAACCAACTCGTCAACCGTAACATCCAACAACTCATTATGAGACAACGGAACCGTATACAATTTCGTGGGCTGCTCCAACTTATCATCATACCTCCGACAGTTAGGAACCCGACAAAGCCTCTTTATATCTCCCCTAACCTGCCCATCAAACGTTGACAAATCACACTCCTCGACAAACCAATCCTGACGGGACTTCAACTCTTGGACGGGTTCACGACGGGACTCGAACAATGCGTGCAAATGTACTCCCTTACCAGTATACACCCCGATTAACGGAATAGACTCCTCGCGACAAAACTTAGCAACCGACCGAACATCCTTAACCACCCCACCCAACAAATCCTGTCGAAACTGCCCATCAGAAAACAACCGATCAACCATCTCCGTCTCAGACATACCATTGATTTTAAACTCACTATCCAAATCCAAAAACACCTCATCCAACATAATCCCACCATCGCGAGCATACCAACTGATCCGAGAATAACAGTTAGCCTCACCCTCATTCGCATC